ACTTTAAATGAACCGTCGCCCATATCTTGGCCAAGTTCGCGGCCATGCGAACCCAGCAAATAGCCCAAAATGTATACGGTTTGTTCGTCTACGCGGCATTGAATAAAACGGGCGTTGTCTTTATCGTGACGGCGTATATATAAATCGTCGCGCGTTGCGCTTGCCCTTACTTGTAGTTGTCCTACGTCGCCTTGTAATTTCGCAAACCCTTCCGTTACAGCGCCACCCCAAAATTGTTGCGTTGCTTTTGCTACGGCTTGTTCGGCTATTGCGCCAATTATGTCTTTACCAAATTTTAAATGGTCGGCTACAAAACTTAGGGTTTCTGTTCGATTACTTTTCTTGCCGCTTATTCGACGGTCAACGCCTGCGTAGGCGGCTGTACGTAGTTCGTCTAGCGTTAACGTCACTTTTAAACCAAATACGGTTGGGTCGTTTGTTATTGCTTCCATGGTGTCGGGTTCCTTAACGGTTTGTGTTTGGTGCAGGCTTTTAAATCTTTATGCGTATATAACTTTTTTGTAGGGTTAGTTTTGTGCGGTGTTTCTTTTAATGTTTGGCCGCAAGCGTCGCATTTCATATACCGATAATTACGGCCATAGCGGCGGTAATGACAGCGCCCGCGAATTTATGTTCGTCGCTTGGTGTACCTGATAAATACTTTTCGCGCAATATTGCTAGTTCGTCTAATAAAATACTGTGGTCAACAGGCTTAGGCGCTGGTAAGTAGTTTGGTCTAAATACTTCATCTACAAAACTTTTAAAAGTTTCTGCGTACTTTTCTGTATACATCTGTCGGGTTCTTTCTGTTAGGCCTGGGTCGGGTATCGGGTAATCGGTCATGGGTTAGGCAACGCCCATGGGCCGTACCCTGAATTATGCCATATGGCTATAGCGCTGTTTGTGTTCACTACAGGGTCAAATAAATTGTTACAGGTTTGTAATATGCCTTGGGCTTGTAACCAGCCGATAGGCCAATACTTGTTAGGTCGGCACCAAAAGCCGTTAATTTGGTACAGGCCGTAGCTGCCGCCGTTACTGTCTTTGGCGTTAAATGCGTTGGCTTTGCAGCCGCTTTCACGGTAAATAATGCGGGCAACGGTGCCCATTTCGGTTAGCGGCCAGCCCGCTTTTTGGGCTAGTTGTAGCGCATATTGGCAGTCTGTTAACGGTGCTGCCGTTGTAGTAGTCGACGTTGCCCTAGGTGCCAAACTGACCGTAACGGGGGGCGTTACAGGCAGGGCGCTAGGCGCGTTGTAAGCGTCGTAGGCGAACGCAAGCCCCGCCATGCTTATAGTTACAGCCGTAAAAATTTTGGCTATTAAAAAGTTCATGCAATACCCCTTTTTCGTCGGTCTTAAAACCGTAGTAGACGCCTAGGCGTTAGGTGGTGATACTGGCCTAAGCCCTTGTAGGTACAGGCTTACAGGTTCGGGGGTTTTGTCGCCAGGGTAGTAAAACCAGTGCCACGGTTCGGCGGGCATGACTTCTAATGACCAGCCGTATAGCGGGCCTTGTTCGCACATAAACGCCCAGGTATCGCCTTCCATGTTTGCGTAGTCAACGGCTAAACCTAAGTTATGGCGGCTTGTACCAGGTGCAGCTAGTGGCGCGTTGCCTGGGCGTAAGTAATATTTGCGGCCTTGCCATGTTCGGGTACTAGCGCCCTCGATAGGTTGCAGGGTGTAGCGCTGTAAGAACCCTGCGGTTTGTTGCGCTAATGACCTGTAGGTATCGCCTGCAGAAATAGGTTTAAATTGTTTTATACCTGCGGCAAACGCGGCGGCCCTTATTGCGTTGTATGCGTTAGCGGCGCGCGGGTGCAACTTGCCGTATGGCTTTATGTCTATAAGCATATTGGCGGGTAGTTCGCCTGGGTTTACGTGCCCCAACGTGGCAGGTAAAACAAGTTTTTTAATGGGCGGTATTGTCACGGCCAAACGCTTTATCGCTTGGGTTAGCCCAACGCATTAACGGCGGTAGCAATGCTGCTATGGCGGCTTTACCTAAATCAGTAGGTGACGTATTGCCAGTCATGTAGACGGCTAACACGGCGGCAATAACTGACCGCCCGTAACTTGATAAAAGCGCTTTAAAATTTTTCATGGTTTGTTACGTGCCCGTCTATTTTTTGTTCTATTCGGCCTAATGCTTTATATGTTTCGGCGTGTTCTTTACGTGACGTTTTATCGGCGCGGTTAATTATTGCTACTAAGACAGTAAAACCGCCTGCTACTAATGCAACCCATATCGCCTGCAATTTGTTTTACTTTTTCTTGGTTGGTGCTAACGGATACGGATTAGCGGCTTTAACTTTTGCTACCGCTTCGCGCCATGCAATCTCTGTAGCGTCGCCGCGTTGCCAAGCAAAATAAATACCGTCGGATTGTGTTTCATATTGCGTTCGGCGTGTTACTTCAACTTGCGCTACTTGGTTGTTGTAATCGACTGTTGGCCATTGTTCGTCTAGTTCGGCTTGGGTTGGTTTTGTTGTTTCGCTTAACCATTGTAGGGTTGCATAATCGTTGCCACTAATTACCCATTTTTGGTTGGCGTAATTTGTTTCTAATACTGCGACGTAGTTAATCATGCTAGTAATTCTATTGCTGTAATGCTGCTAACGGTGCTTTGTGATTGTACGGTCGCCGTTGCCGTGTTCGTGGTGCTAGCAAATTGAGTTTTGTATGTTGTAGCGGCTGTTGTCGCTGGACTGTCTAAATAGTCCATGGTTGCAGACCCGACGAAGTTTGCAACCGCTGTGCCAGTATAAGAAATGTAGGCCGCCCATGTAATTAAATCCGTAGCGCCTCGAAACAATTTTAGCGAAACGCCCGTGCCAGCATTTGCATTACTTTTCTGTACGCCGCCCTGGTTAACCATTAGTAAAATTGTGCTCGTATTAAGTGTTGGCGTAATTGTGACACTTAAACCAGTATCGGCATAAGCACTAGTAGAACTGTCCGTGGCTGTTGCGTAACGCGCTGTAACTATTTGGGCAACTTTGCTCGCTGTAGGCCCGACAGTAGCCCAGGCAGCGCCGTCGTAATATTGAACTACGTTCGTTGACGACAAATAACATAGTTGGCCCTCGGCTAGTACCTTTTCGCCTGCGCCACCAAAAGCCGCGTCGCGCGTAACCGTGGTAGCAAAAACAGGTACGCCCGTACCTGCCGAAATATTCATATTGGCGGCGGTCAAAACTTCCGACGCTGCGTATAACGGTACGCTTGTTTGTTCGTTTGCCATATGTCCTACTTTACGCTAAAACTGGTTGCGGGTCTTGTATCCCCAATTTACCGTAAATTGGGTCGTTTAAAATAAACTGGTAAACGATAGTTGTATTAGCCGTGTAGAACGTAACGCGGTGCCCGTTGTTTACGTTTACCGATATTTCTATGCCCTCTACCGATAGTTCTTGGGCTACTTCGCCGCCTGCAATAGTGTTGGTAATTGTTATGGTGTCGCCAATGTCGACTAGCGCCAAGGTTTCGCGTTGGGGTGTTGTAAGCATTAGATAATCGGTTTGCACGGCGTTAAACGTTGCGACAGGTTCACCTAATAATAGGTAATTAGCCAGGGTTAAAGCTGCCGCGTCGTTATGTAGTTGGCTGTTTGTAATGCTTGTATTTTGAATTAAATATTTAGCTTGGCTTGCTAGGTCGTCGGCTACTTGTGGGCTTGCGGCGCCTAAGTGTTGAATACTGGCCCTGTTTACTATGACGTCGGCGTTATAGATAATGCCTAAACTGTTATACGGTATGTTTGTGCCGTCGTCGTGAAAGTCTGCGACACTACCCGAAAGGGTGTCGCCTATGCGCGGTTGGCTGGTTATGTCGCCTGTCCTCGACATAAAAATACGGCCCTGTTCGGCTTGCTGTATTTGGTCTATGTACGCTTTAACGTTCGTACCTTCCTCGACGGTGTAGGCGGCTGTTCCGCCTAATGTTTGGGTGCCTGTTTCAATGTCACGGCTTAGGGCAGGGTAAGCAACTTCGGGCAGGTCTAATACAGCCGATAGGCGGGCGCTTGATAATTGTTCGGTTACGTTGTATTCGGCTAACGCTGTTTGGGCTAATAAATAAAAATCGTCGGCACAATATACGGTTACGGTGTTTTGGCCGCCTAGTTCGTAGTTGTAGTCATACGACACTATTTGCCCTACGAACAGGGTTATAAACGTGTTTAGGCTGTTGTATCTGCCGAACGATACGCGGCGTAATGGTGCCAGGGTAAAGACGCCTTGCGGGTCGACGTAGGGGCTAGACGTATACAGCGGGTTTAGGGTGCCGCCTGCCAGGGTGTCGTTTAAGTTAAATGACATTGTTCCAGCGCTAAATTGGTCGCCTACGTCACGGCGCCCGCGTTTAAGGTTTACGTTTGTTGAGTATTCCAGCATGGGCGCAAATTCTGTAGTTCCGTCTAATACGTATTGGGTGCCGTTTAATACGCCGCGCGTTGCGTTATCTAGGGTGAAAGCGTCTAATTTAAAACCTGTGTCTATAAACAGTTCGTAGTTACCGCTTTCAATTACTGACGTAGCCATTAAGCGACCGCAATATTGGCGGGGCCTGCCGCCCTGTTGTATGCCCTTATAGCGTTTACAACGGCTTCGCCTATTTCGGCGCTTGTATTTATACCGCCGCTTACGTTGACTGTTACGCCGCCGCCAGGGCCGCCGTAGTTGCTATCGGGTCGACTAATTGGCGCCATAACGGGGGTGGTAATTGCTTCGTTAAATCCAGCCGAAATGCCTTTAACGTCGGCAAGTTTTAAGCCCTTGCCTGCTAGTCGTGCCTGGGCTACAGCGAAAGCGGCTTCAACGCCTGCTAAATATTGTTGGGCATTTGATACGCCTGCGCCAAACCATTGTTGCGCTGCTGATTGACCGATTAAATCGGCTGCATATTTGGCGCTTGCAACTAGGGCGTTAGTTTCAATAATGGCAGTAGAACCGCCTTTAATGAGTTCGGCTGCAATAGCCGCGCCGCTTTCCCCGCCTGCAGCTAATACGGCTTGTAACGCGTCTTGTGATAAACCTGCCTTTAGCAACGCTTCAACGTCGGCGCTATACCTGTTTATCCCTGCCACTTGGTCACGTAATCCCGACAAAAAGCCTTTACCCGTGTCGTCGCCTGCGTCTTTAGCGTCTTTAAAACTAAACGCGTCTTTAATACCTGTAGACACGCTTTCGGCGAAATTGTCAAACGCGCTTTGGGCGTCGTCTAAACCTGTTTTGGCTGCGTCTAATGCTTTTGTTAAATCATCTTGTAAAGCTTTAGCGGCGTCGGTAACTGTTGTATCAACTTTTTTGGCTGCCCCGCCTACTCTGTCTAACTGGTCGGCTACTGGTTTTAATTTAATGCCCAACGCTTCGGCTTGGCCGCTTAACCTGTCGGCGGCTGCGCCGTTACGTTTTGCTTGGGCTTCTTGTTCATATAACGCGTTAGTTAAAT